AGCAATCACGTTCCCGGTTGCATTCCCGACCGCGTTGATTCACACGAACGTAAGCGTTGACAACGCCGCGACTAACATGATCGGTACCACAAGCCGCAGCCTCACTGGTATGACAATCAGTAAGGGCGCAAGCGACACGTCGGCCCGGACGGGTTTTTGGCAGGCAATCGGATATTGAAGGGGGGCAGCTAAATGCTTTATGCGAAATCAACTGGTGGATTCTATGACCGAGCAATTCACGGTGACAACATCCCAGCAGATGCTGTCGAGATCACCGAGGCCGAGCACGCTGCGCTGATCGAAGGCCAGAGCATGGGCAAAGTCATCGTGGCCGACGAAAACGGTCGCCCGATCCTGCAAGACCCTCCGCCGCCCACGGCAGAGCAGATCGTCGCCCAATACACGGCTGCGGTACAGAAACACCTCGACGACTTCGCACGGACGCGAGGCTACGACGGCATTCTGTCGGCAGCCACCTACGCCACCAGCACAGTGCCCAAGTTCAAGGCTGAAGGCCAGTACGCGGTTGAGGCACGTGATGCCACATGGGCCAAGTGCTACGAGGTGCTGGCTGCGGTCGAATCTGGTTCCCGCCCGATGCCCACCTTGGACGAACTGCTCGCTGAGCTGCCGGTGCTGACATGGCCGAACTGACTATCGGAGGCAGCGATACGCCATGAAGACCAGGTTTTTGAACGTACTCATAGCCATAGACCAACTGTTGTGGGTGTTGCTCACGCTTGGCAAGGGGAAGCCCGACGAGACGATCAGCGCTGCCGCGTACCGCATGGAGCAGCAGGGCAAATTGGCAGGCAAGGTGCTGCGTCCTGTGATTGATCTGCTGTTCAGCCCGCTGGAGCGTGACCACTGTCGCAAAAGTTTTGAGTCAGAACAACGCGGTGCGCATTTGCCCGCCGCCTACAGGAAGTCGCCGTGAAGGAAGCCCTTGATGATGTGCTGAACGCGCACACCGATGTCGTGCGCATTGAGCGTCTGACGCACCACATCCAGCGCATCCGCGAGGATCAGTCATCTGTGAAGGACGAGCTACGCGCCTTGCGTGACGCCATGCAGCGCATGTCCGAGGCAGTCATGCGGCTGGCGCTGGTCGAAGAGCGGCAGGCGGCTACGTCGCAGGTCATCGAGCGCGTGATGGCGACGGTCGAGCGCATTGATGAGCGCGTGCGCGCCCTCGAAGTCGCAGAGCCTGGGCAGCGGCGCGTACAGGAATGGGTCGAGCGTGCTGCGTGGGGGGCCATTGTGTTGGTAGCGACGTTTGTCGCATACAAGGTGGGTTTGCTGACGTGAGCAGCGTGATTGGGAGCAAGCTGTGAAAACGTCACCAAAGGGCTTGTCACTCATCAAAGAGTTCGAGGGCTTTCGGGGCAAAGCATATCTGTGCCCTGCTGGAGTGCCGACGATTGGCTACGGCAGCACCAAGGGCGTCACGATGGATGATGTGCGACGCGGGCGGACGATCACCAAAGCCCAAGCCGAGAAGCTGCTCATCGAGCAACTGGAAGAATACGAGCGCGGGGTGGAGGCGGCCTGCAAGGTCGAGCCGAACCAGCACCAATTCGACGCCTTGGTGAGCTTCGCCTACAACGTGGGTGTTTCGGCGATGCGCGGGTCGAGCGTCATCAAGGCGCATAACCGGGGCGATTTCAACGCCGCTGCTCGTGCATTCGGTTTGTGGACAAAGGCCAGGGTCAACGGAAAGCTAACCGAACTTCCTGGGCTCGTCCGTCGCCGTGCGGCTGAAGCTGCGCTGTACCTAGAGCCGGTGGCCGAAGAAAAGCCGGTTAGTACCGCCGATTCACAAGACGCCCCCACAGACATGCCGCAGCAGGTGGAGCCGGAAAAGCCCATGACGCAGAGCCACATCAACCGCGCCAGCGTCATTGCTGGCGGCACTGCGGCTGCTGCGACGGTGGCTGAGACCCTTGGCACGGCCAACAGCATCAAAGCAGGCGTCCAAGGACTGGGCGATTGGCTGGTGCCGTTGCTGCTTGTCGTTGTGGTTGCGTTGTGCGGCTACATCGTGTGGGAGCGCTACCAGCAGCGCAAGGACGGGAGAGCGTGATGCCTGCGCTTTGGATGATGTGGCCCTTGCTGTGGTGGCGAATTGTCTGGACGTGGTGAGGTATGGATCGTGTTTTGGACTACACGGATGACGGCTGTGCTCGCTCTGGTGGTTGCGATGGCACTTGCTTGCGCCGGGGTGGGTGTCTGGAGCTACCGAACTGGACACGAGAGAGGGGCCGCCGCCGTGAAACAGCAGTGGGACGCAGAGCGGGCGGCCACCGCCCAGGCCCAGGCCGAGGAGATGATGAAAGCTCGGCAGCGGGAGAAGGCGCTGACTGAGGCGCTGGACAAGCAGCGAAAGGAGCGACGCCGTGAGATCGACCGCATTACTGCTGAGTACCGCCGTACTCTTGACAGCCTGCGCGACCGCCCCACAGTCCGTGCAGGTGATACAGGCGTGCCCGAAGGTTCCACCGCTGGAGTTGGGTGCACCGGAGCGGGACTTTCAAGGGATGATGCAGAGTTTCTTGTCTGGTACGCTTCCGAAGCTGCCCGAGTCCAAGCAGCCCTAGAGGCATGTGTTGCTGCTTACAAGCGTGTAGAGGAGGCGGTCAATGACGGTGATTAGAGTTGCCGGTTTTGCTGGCGAGAACAGGGCGCTCAACCCCAAGCTGCTGCCCGATACTGTCGGCGTCCTTTCGCGTAACCAAAAACCGGGTCGTGGCGACCTACGCCCGTGGAAAACACCGGCCACTGTAACAACCGTACCTGCTGGGCGCAAGACTATTTACAGGATGGGGCGGGATGTCGCGAGTGACTCTAACTACTGGCTGTCGTGGCCCAGTAAGGTTCACGTCGTCCGTGGGTTTGATGCGGAAGATACGACCGAGCGGACGTACTACACCGGCGATGGTGTGCCGAAAGTCACCGACAACATCATGGCGCTCTCGTCTGCGCCGTACCCTACGACATTTCGACCTCTTGGGCTCCCAGCTCCAAGCACTGCTCCGACGGCCAGCGTAAACGCCGGTGCGTGGGAAGGCACCAACGAAACCGTGTTCTACGCGTACACATACGTCAACGACTGGGGCTGGGAGTCCGCACCGTCTCCACCTAGCTTGGCTGTCGAGAAGCCGAGCGACGCTACCGTGACTGTGACGGGTTTTTCCGCACCGCCCGCTGGCAACTACGGTATAAACCGCATACGTGTCTATAGGACGTACACCGGACAGTCTAGCGCTGAGTTTTTCTTCATGGCGGAAGCGCCACTGGGCACTACCAGTGTCGTTGACACGAACGCCAGTCCTGGGGAGGTTCTTCCCACTACTGGATGGTTGACGCCTCCCAGCGACCTATCGTACCTGACCGCCTTGTGGAATGGTATGCTGGCCGGTATAAGCGGTAACGCGGTGAGGTTCTGCCACCCGTACACGCCGTATGCGTGGCCGATTGAATACGACGTCGTACCACCAGACAGCAAACCGGTGGCCTTGGGCGTGTTTGGTCAAACACTTCTGGTGCTGACTACAAGCCGTCCGCTCCTCGTGGCCGGATCGGGGCCGGATGCGATGGACCAGCAGTTGCTTGACATGCCTCAAGCATGTGTCGCACCACAATCTGTTGTGAGCATGGGCGTCGGCGTGGCGTGGGCGTCCAACGACGGGCTGTGCTGGTACGGCGCTGGCGGTGCAAAAATAATCACTGCGGGTTTGATGACGCGGGACGATTGGCAGGCGCTCAACCCGTCGAGTATCGTAGGGTGCATGTACGAAGGGCTGTACTTTGGCAGCTACGATGACGGCTCCGGTCGTAAGGGGTTTTTCGTAGACCCAATGAACCCGAGCGGCATCTTCTTTACGGATGTCGGCTACGAAACAATGTACTTTGACGAACTCCAAGACCAGCTTTATGTGCTGAATGCGAACAACGTACAGCGCTGGGACTCCGGGGCTCCAATGACGGCGCGGTTCAAGTCCAAGGT